TCCTTCAGGAGGTCCGCGTAAAAAGTCGGGACCGTTTCGGAGAGGAGGGAGATAAGCTGCTGCATAGCCGCAACTTTCCCACATTCATGTGCGGTAGTCAAAGCGTTTACGGAGAAAGGGTTTACGCCCATACCGGAGTTTTCCAGAGCGCCGGAAGCGCTCAGGGCCGTGGCGAGAAAGAAGCGGAGGTCGGAGTCCGCTTCGATCTTTCGTGCTGCGGAGTCGAGGCGGACTCGGTCGGACTTCTCGAAGCTGCGGAGAAGGTTTTGTTCAGCGCGGGTCACCGAGGGCTCCGTCCGACAAGGGTTCGGAGGGTTTTGCCTACGGACCCACGCTTCCGGTTTCTTTCAGCTGTGGCCTCCTTTGTAGCCTTTGCGGCGGCACGAGTTGCAGCTTCTTTCTTGGCTTCAGAAGGAGTTTGATCCCTCATCTTGCCGGTAGCAGCATCCCGGACAAGAGTGTAGTCACGGTTTGCGGTCTTTCTTTTCTTCTTCTCGGCCATCTGTCTTCTCCTCAGGTTAGCCCCATGTCGCGGAGCAGCGTACTCTTGATCATTTCGAGAAGGGCCAGCATTTCGCTGGACTTCATATTTGCTGCGTACCAGCTTGTAGAGAACTGTAGCTCGTCCTCCTAGAGGAACAGCACCATCGCTTTGGAGGGAGTCTTGTCTCCAGCAGCAATGTCGGTCAGTGCGTCCTCGAGAATGTCCGAGGGCGTCAGGCACTGGTTATTGCCCTCCTTTGTCGCTCGAACGATGTTGAGATTTACCGTGCTCATGTCAGCCTCCCAATAGCGCAGCGAGGGCGTTCTGCCCGCCGCCTACGTCCGTCGCGGAAAGGCTCTGTGCGCCGGAGGTCAAAGCGCCCCCGACTTCCACAGCCTGCTGCTGCGCCTTCTGCTCTTCTCGTGCAGCACGGCGCTCTTCGACAGCTTCCTTCGACCGCATGACCTTCTGCTTCACGCCGATTGCCTCGCCGTAGTCTCGGATCAAGGACTCCCAATCCGGAATGTCCAGCGCCTCGTCCGGAGCCATCTGCGCCACGTTGCCGATGAGCTGGAGCCAGCGCTCGACGGAGACCGTGCCGACTGCACGCTGCGCGTCGGAGAGGATTGAGACGTATTGGATTTGCACCTCGGCCTCTGCAAGCGCCTCAGGCAGCGGAGGGAAGACTCCACTCCGCAGGCAGATGTTGAAGATGCGCTCGATGCAGGGGGAGAGGCCTTCGGACTCAAAGCGCTCCAGGACCGGGCCGAGCAGGACCAGCTTCTCCTCCCGCCTCGCGTCGATTTCTGTCGCCGAGCGCACGGTGTCGAGCTCCGAGATCATGCGGAAGAGGTCGTTGAAGAGGACCTGCTGGATTGAGCGTTTGACGGCGAGGATGTCTCCGTTGATCTCTTGGAAAGGGACCTGGATTTGGTAGGCAGGCCGAGCGCCTGCGTTGAGGTCCTGGCCGGAGACGTAGGTGATGCCAGAGGCGACAAGGGACTTGGGCCTGTTGGCCAGCATTTGGTTGACCAGCATCGGAGGGGAGATGGTCTTGTCCAGCGCCTGCGCACGCCGCTTGACGAGGTGCTGGAGCTGGATCACGTCGGGCAGGGCGTCCATGCAGGCGGAAGAACCGTACTCGTCAGCGCCGTAGGTCTCCCAACGAGGAGTGACTGTGGGGTACTCGTTGAGAGGAGCGGAGAGCAGGAGCCCGTCGTCAGCGTGGCCTCCAGCGACCCAGTAGAACTCGCGGTAGGGAGCGCTGCGCCGGACCATCCCGTCAGGCTCGTTCGGCTCGATCATGTGTGAGACTCGGACGAGGTTTGACCTGCGAGGGTGTCCGGCTTTGTAGTCGTCGAGGATTTTCTGCGGCACCGCCGCCTCGCCGAACTTGTTTACGAGGTTTTCTGTGGAGAGGACGAAGGTGCGAGCGTGCCGGTTGACCTTCCCGTCCTGATCCGTGCCGATCATGAACTCCCCGAGGGCGTAATTGCGGCAGCGAATCACAGTGTCGAAGTTTTCGTAAATGCCCATGGAGGCAGTGCCGAAGGCGCACCACTCGATGTAGAGGATGCCCAGAGCGCCGTAGAAGTTGGACTCTGCGAGGATGAGGAACATGCGTTTTGCAGCCTCCTCTAGCCAGACCAGCTGATCGTGCGGAGTCTCCTCGTCCATTCTGCCGAGCAGTCGGAGGCGGAACCACGGGCGAGCGGGACTCGTGATCCCGTTCATCATGCCGGTGGCGAGGGTACGAAGGGCGAGGATCGAGGTGGAGTCGAGGAGTCTGCGGTTCCGAATGGCTGCGCTCCTGGTCTCCTTGTCTGTGAGGAGCCAGGGGTAGCGGCGAGGCAGATAGAAGTCGGAGATCTCCCGCCATGCAGTCAGCCACGGCGCGCGGGTCTTCTCCATTGAGGCGATCTGCGTTTGCAGCTGCTTTCGCAGGACGGGAGGGAAGTTCATATCAGCCTCCGATCAGGGAGCGACGGCCCTGCTTGCGCGGGGCGAAACCTGCGAGAGCGGGTGCGGCGGAAAAGCGGAACATCGAGGCGGAGGCAGCGCCGGGGGTTAAGCCCGCAGAGCCTCCGGGTGCCGTTGCCGGCGAGGGAGGCGGAGGAGGGGGAGCGGGCATTCTGGGTCTACGCATACTCATAGGGAAAGCCTTTCTAAACTGAAGGGGTCGTATTCGGTGACAGGGACGGAAGAGCCTGCGGTTTCTGCCGACATTCCGTAGGAGGGGTAGGCGAAGGTGAGAGCCAGCGCGTCCGCGACGTTCGGAGACGGGATGCCTCGCTGTTTCATCGCAGCCTTGCTCTCCAGCACCAGCGCGTCGGTCTTCTTCTGGTAGTCGTAGGTCGGCCCGGTGAGCTCCGCGACGAGGGAGAAGTCCGCGATCTTGTCCCGGATCGAAAGGCGAGGAAGGGCGTCTCGAAGCGTGCCCCAGATCTCCGCTCGCTTGTTCGCGTATTTAATAGCAGCGCCGCTCGGGTTGGAGAGGTCAGGGCGAGCACCGAAGGAGACTGGGACGACCGGAAGGCCGAGGACTTCCAGCCGGTCCACAACCGCAGCACCGACTCCACCGTCATCGACAAAGATCACAGTGGCCTGGGTGGAGTAGAAGACCCGAGCGATGTGCTGGCAGAGCTGCGTGGAGTTCAGGCCTTGATGGACCTCGACCGGCTGAGTCTTCGCGTCGTTGCCCTTCCGCGCGTAGATTACGGAGGGGTCGTCGCCGAACCGCCCTACGTCCACGCCGAGGACAACGGAGTTTTCGTTTGCGACAGGCTCCCGAAGAGCAGCGGCCCGTGCCGCCTCCAGCTGGATGAAGGAGTTCTGATCCTGCTGAGGGAATCTTCCGAAGATACGGATGCGGCAGAAGTCGGAGTCCTCGCCGTAGTCGTCGATCCAGGCCTGGAGCTGCTCTTTGTTTGTGCCGGGAACAGACAGAGAGTTGATCTCTCTCGTGGACCAGCGGTGTGCGAACCGGCCTCCGGGGAAACACTCGCGGAAGCGTCCGGAGTTCCGAGTCGGGTTGCCCTTGACCGACCAGACGATCTCGGTGGCGGAGTCGGTCAGCGCGCCCTCGGTAGTCTCCCAGATAATGTCAGGGATGGCGGAGGCCTCGTCGAAGAGGATCAGGATGCGGCCCTCTGCGTTGTGCAGTCCGGCAAAGGCTTCCGTGTTGCGCTCAGACCAAGGGACAAGGTCGATGCGCCACTCGCGGGCCAGGGCCTCGTCGATGGAGAAGAGGGCAGTGGCTGTGTATTTGAAGAGGTGCCGGGCGATGAAGAGGCGGTGCCACTTCGCCATCTCGACCCAGGTCTTCGTGCGGAGCTGGTTCTCGGTATTCGCGGTGATGATGCCTCGAGTGCCCTCGCGGGTCGAGAAGAGCGCCCAGGTTTCCATTCCGTTGAGCGCGCTCTTACCCGTCCCGTGCCCGCTGGTTGTGGCGAGAAGCACAGGCCGAGGCTGCTGGAGGCGGTCCCCGAGTTCCTCGAGGTACTCGATCTGCCACGGATACGGCTCGGAGTACTTGGAGAGCTCAGTCCCGGCCTCGCCCCAAGGGAAGGCCCACTGAACAAAGGCGCGGGGGTTGTAGGCGAAGGAACCGAGCTCCTCGATGAGCTCCAGATCTTGAGCGGAGAGGTTCACTTCTTCTTCCCGCCTTTTCCATAGGGCTTCGGCTTTTTCATTCCCCGTACCCCCGTCCTGTACCCTCGTCCTGTACCGCTTCCGTCGAGGTCACGTCGATGACTTCCCCTCGGGCGAGGGAAGCGCGCAGTCGCGCCTCTTTCAGCCGAGCGCCGAGATCGACCGAAACGACTTGAGTCGAGGTCGGTCCGTGTCCGCTCCGGTCCGCCGCAAACTTGGCAATCTCGACAAGCTGCCCGGTGGTAATCTTTTCCGGGGCCTCTTCAAGCCGTTCCGTGAGCTCCAGAATGGCGTCCTTGGAAAGCCCGGCGAGGCGCTCCGCTGCGTCAGCGAAGGCAAGGTCGTGCCGGTCGGAGTAGACGGAGAGGAGCTCTTTGAAGGCCGGACTGGCCTTCAGGATAGAGACGCGAACGAGGGAGAAGCCGAGCATCGCGGCGGACTCGCCCTCCTTCATCCCCGAGGCCAGCGCTCGCGCAAGCGCATGATGCCGCTCCGAAAGCTTCCGCAGAACCGGGGCCTCTTCGCCCGACGGCGCAGCCAGCATCTCCAGGTCCTCCCGGCGCAGCTCCCTCACAACACTTCCGGCTATCGGCACCGGCTTCCGCCCCGGCCTCGCAAGGTCTCTCAGATCAAGCCCCAGGTCCATCACGCCCTCCATCTCTTCGCCGCGCCCCGCATCATACAATGGTGCGGCGGTCTGGGCCAGCTGGCTGGTCGCTTTGCGAAGAATACGGCAGAGAGCCATATCGGAGGTTGCTTCGCAACCGCGAAGAAAGAGGCCGCTTCGCGGCCTTCGCGGCCTTCGCAACCTGAGCCATATCGTTCCTGACTGAATAAATTTACGGGAGGGGGTCCCCGCCGCGCGAGGGGTGGCCGACCAGCGAAAGGGGCTCGGCGGTGTGGTGGTTTGGTCAGCTGTTTTTGATTGTGGTGGTTCGGCGTGGCCAGGTTGTGTGGTGCCGGGGGAAAATTCTTGCGCAGAATAAGGCTCAAGTTTTTAAAATTAGTTATTGACATGCGCGAGCCTTGTTATACGTATGAAGGACGCCGGGCGATTGTGCCTGGCGGGCCGGGCGACTCGCGCAAGCCGTTGCCTTTCAAGATGGAGTCATCTAATGTTTACTAGAGAAATCAACCTGCCCGACGTGACTGAGTTCAGGCGTGCTGGGCGTGATATGAAACTGGAGCTTTCCAAGCTTTCCCCTGCCATTCTGTCAGAGCTTGTGCTGCATGGCCTTGCCTCAACCGTTGGGGACGCGGCAAGCGCAGCAGCCTCCGGGACATATGAAACGACAAAGAAGGAAGGTGCTCCAGACTGGAAAGTGCTTTCCAAGCAGGAAAAATTCAAATTCGCAACGGAGCGTGCTCTTGCTATCGCGGAGTTTGGCGAAAGCCTGATGCTCAAGCGATATGACAGGCTGCTGGAGGGGGAATGGACGGCAACTCGTGCAAGCGTTCCGGGGCTTACAACGCTGGAGGAACGCATGGCCGAGGTCGTCATGGCTAAGATGCCCTTTGAAAAAGGTGTGAAGAAAGCGGATAAGGTCAAGGAGGCATGGGAAAAATTTCTTACCTTCGAACAGCCTGTTCGCGACCGCGTGCGCAAGATTGCGCAAGGTATGATTGACGCGGATATCAAGGCACGGCAGGAGCTTGCCGCGCTTGACTTTGACCTGGGGGAGCTTGGGGAAAGCGATCCGGGCTTCTGAACCCCGCGCCAGTCAAACGACACAGGCCTCGCATGGTGCAAGCCATGCGGGGTTTTTTCATGCGTGAAACGCGGGCCGTGTGGGGGGCATCTTGCCACCAGGCGGTGTATGCCCATGACGGCACATGAACGCCACCCACGGCACGGACGTTGCCCCGTTGACCCATCCCCGGCGTTCCATTGCCCCACGCCGCGACCCCGATACCAGACCCCGCCCTAGCTTCACGCATCGCGCGCCTTGCAACGCCGCTGAGCTGTTCCCCTTGCCTCGCCTACTTGTGTCCTGTTCTGTCACTTTTCGTCGGCGCGGCAGTTTGCGGCTTGAGATTCGCCATACTGAAAACTCCGGTATGGCTCCGCGATTGAATCAAAAGACCATATCCGAGGCTCTGCGCAAAGCGCAGGCTCGACAGGGAAGCTCTTTTCTTTTTCGAGGGAGTTGAAAAAATTTTGAGCCATACCGCAAGCTCGAGTGCGCTCTTTTTCAAAGAGCGAGCGAGCTGGCTCGGAGCCAGCACTCGCGTTCTTCTTTTGTTCCAAAATTTTTTTTTTCAAACAAGACTAAAAAAGCTCGGCCTTCAGCCAGCACGGAGGCTCTTGCGAAGCAACTGCTTCGCAACTCCAGCCTGGGGTATGGCTCGGCCATTCATTCACAAGACCATACCCCAGCCCGCTTCGCGTTGCTTCGCGTTGCTTCGCGTTGCTTCGCGTTGCTTCGCGTTGCTTCGCGTTGCTTCGCAACCCCTGACGTATGGCGGATCTGAACCAACTTTCTGGTGCGACGGAGAAAAGTGGCTGAACAGGGCACAAGCAGGACACGCTGGAGGACCAGCCCAGCGGCACGGCCAGGCGCGCGGGCGTTCCGCCTAGGTAAAGCGCGCAAGCAGGCCCGGCGGGTCTGGTGTCGCCTGCTTGTCACCGTTGACACCGTTGCGCCGTTGTGGTATGGCCAAGATACGGAACGGAAACTGCACCCCGACAAGGAGTCCCGCCCGATGGACAGGAACCACACAGTGCGCAAGGTCAAGGTAGAGACCGTGGTGCACAGCCCCTACTTCATCGCAGGTATGCGCCACGCGCTGCACGGCCTGCCCTTTCAGGAGATCGCGGAGCAGGATAATCAATACCGCTATGAGAGAGGACGGCAGTTCGCCTGCTACGCTCGAGACCGCGGGCTGAAGTTTATGGAGGGCAAGCTGCCCGCAGCATGGGTGATCCCGGCCTATATGGAGGCGAGGCGGGCCGGACTTATCCTCTGACGAAACCGGGAGCTCCCCGGTCCGCAGGTAGCGCCTGCGCTGACGAGTCCCGGCGGATCGCTTCCGCCAGTCTTTCGGAGTCACGAGATGCCGGTGAAATTGCATACGGTCAGGGTTACTTACGAGGCAGAGTTAGAAATCAGCTACTATGCGCTGCACGAGATTTGCTCAGAGCAGCTCAACAAAGTTCTCCCTGGACACCAGCTCCCTCGCATCCCGATGATCAAGGCCGTTCGGGATAACTTTCTGCTCCAGAACGGAGCGAAGCTCGGCTTGCGCGAGGCGATGGAGCTCACCGATCTGGTGATCAAGCAGGAGGGCTGGATCTGATGCACTGGATACTTAAAGGTAGCCACGAGGTCCTGGGCCTTCTTCCCGCCTTCCTTTCCTCCCACGACAAGAGGCCTGCCGTCGAGCAGCTGCACGAAGCCTATGCGCATGGAGGGGGCTGGAGCCCGATGGAGGGCTTCGAGCTTCTCACGCCGACCGACGATCCTTTTTCCTGGTCCCTCTGCTACCCGGAGGACCGCCCGCTCAAAGTGATTGCCTGCCTGCGACTGCGCGGAGAGGACGTTGTGCTCTTCCAGAGCAGCTTTGTGGTCGTGCGGAACTCCGACGGCTGGCAGGTCTCGCGGATGGACTGAGCAGTACGGGACGAGGGTACGGGACGAGGGTACGGGACGAGGGTACGGGACGAACCAGACTTTCCACTTTCACAAGGAGCAAGACGGATGAATTTGTATCACTTAGACAGAGCTGGCGATAGGATCGGCTACGACGAGCTGCGCAGCTGCGTGGTCTGCGCGACAGACCCGGAGTCGGCCAGGGTTTATGCCTCCATATACTCTGGAGACGAGGGGCCGGTCTTCTGGCTCAAGAGCGCCGGAGTTCAGCTTATCGGAACAGCCGAGGAAGGTGTCTTAACCGGCCTCGTCTGCCGAGACTTCAACGCGGGGTAGAACCTCGGACCGCAGCTTCAGGGAGCGGACAGCAGTACTGGACGAACCAGACTGCGCAAGGCTGCCCGCTCCCTCTCGATGCGATCCTGCATCTTCTGGAGTTCAGACATGACCCAACTTAACCTTCCCTGCCGCGAGACCGACAGGCTCTTCGCTGAGCCCGAGGCCGCCTTCTTCCGTGATCTTCTCGAGGTCGAGGAGCTCACCTTCGGCAACCACCTGATGGTCAGCCCGACCGCACTCTTCCGCCGCTCGGGCAGGAAGAAGGAGCCCCGCTCGTGAAGTGGCGGGATAAGAAGGAGCTCTTCTCCGACCTCGCTGGAGGCGTGGCGCTCTTCCTGATCCTCTACGGCCTTCTCCTCCTCCCCCTCCTCTTCTGAAAGAATCAGCCATGAAAGACTTTACCATCTCCGAGCTGCGCGGGCTTTTGAGTTCTGTCGTGACTTTACTCGAGGAGAAGAAGGGCTACTCCGTCCTCGCCCCCTCGATCAACGTCTACGAGCTCACTATCGTCTTCACCTGCAGTCTCTCTGACCCCTTCCAAGAGATGCTGGACTACAG